CCTCCTATGGCCGCGACCTTGTTGAGTTGATGCGCTCGCAGGTTGTGGATTCCATGTCGTTTGGTTTCCACGTTCCTCGCGGTGGCGACGAGTGGAGCGATGACGGTCAGCGCCGCTACCTGAACGAGATTGCCTTGCGCGAGGTATCTGTGGTTACCGGCTTCCCTGCGTACCCCGAAACCTCAGCCGCTATCCGTAAGGCGCAGATCCTCGCCCAGCGCACCGACGCTGATGCCGATGCACTTGCCGACGCCTTGACAGCGTTGGAGAACGGCCAGGAACTCAACGACGACCAGGCCGAGTTGCTGGTTGATGTGGTCGGCAAGCAGCGGGCCAAAGTTGAGCCGACCGTCGATCCCACCGAGGTCATCGGTGTGCTGCGCGACAAGTTGGAACTTCTCGCTAAGGCTGTCTAAATCTGAAGTGGCACTTTAGAAGTGTCCGGGGGTGAATTGGTTAGCGGTGCTGTAAGGCCCCACGAGGGCAAGGCACTAACTCGGGTTCGATTCCCGACACCTCCACCATCACGAGCAGCGGAGCCGCGCTCGTGTGTCCCGGTAGCGGAGCCGCGCCGGATCTGTCCCCTGCGTATCCATCCCAACCTGTAAAGGAGTAGTCACATGGACTACATCAAGCACATGCAGGAGGAACGGGCCAAGGCTTACGAATCGGCCAAGGAAGTCCTTGACCGGGCGGCTTCAGAATCCCGTTCCCTTGAAGCAACCGAGCGTGAATCTGTTGATCGCGCATTTGCACACATGGACGAACTCAAGGCACGCATCGACGACATGCGTTCGCTCTCTGAGCGTGAGGCTGAGATCGCCCAGGCGACCGACGCGCACGCTGAGGCTCGCACCGTTTCTGAGCCTGTCGCCGAAGCCAAGAGCGACGACGACCTGATCCGCTCGCTGTACCGTGGCGAGGTTCGCACTGTGAACTTTGAGCAGCGCGACGTGACCAAGGGCAGCACTGGCGCACCAGTGGCTACCAGCTTCCTGGATCAGGTTCTTTACCTCGCTCGCGAGGTAGGCCCGATGCTGCGCGTGTCCACCGTTCTGAACACCACCAGCGGTGAGACCTTGCAGATCCCGTCACTGTCGGCGTACAGCACCGGCACAATCACCACTGAGGGCAACACCATCGGCGAGTCTGACCCGACGATGAACGCCTTCGTAGAACTCGGCGCCTTCAAGTACTCGTTCTTGACGCAGATTTCTACTGAGCTGCTAGAGGACTCCGCCGTCAGCATCACCGACATCTTGAGCACCAACGTCGGCAACGCTCTCGGCTACGCGGTGAACACCGCGCTGACTACGGGCGACGGCTCCAGCAAGCCCAAGGGCGTTGTTGCAGCTGCCGGCTCGGGCGTCACGGGTGGCACTGGCGTTACCGGTGCCTTCACCTACGACAACCTGGTCGAACTCATTTACAGCACCGACGCTGCGGCTCGCGCCCTGCCCGGTTTCGCTGTGATGGCTTCCACCTCGGCCATCGTGGATATGCGCACCCTGCAGGACGGCGCTGGTAACTACGTGTTCTCCCCGACGCTTGACCAGGCGACTGCAGATCGCGTCCTGGGTTACAGCCTCATCGAGAACCCGGCCATGGCTGCTGTTGGTACTTCGGCCAAGTCCGTTATTGCGGGCCACATGCCGTCGTACTACGTGCGTCAGGTTGGCGGCATCCGGCTCGACCGCTCGGACGACTACGCCTTCGCTGACGGGCTGGTTACCTTCCGCGCAACCTTCCGCGTGGACGGCGACCTGCCGCAGACCAGCCACATCAAGTACTTCATCGGTGGCGCTTCCTAAGCCTCGGTGAACCCCTCGTGAGGGGGTCGCGGGCGCGCAGGACTGCGACCCCCTCACACCCTGCGCACACAAAGGACAGGCACATGCCCAAGTCTGGAAACCCTGCCAAGGCCGCTGGCATCCCTGCGGCCAACCCAGCCCGCGCTGTGTTGTGGTCATCTAACTCGCCCTACGCAGCGACGGGCTACGGACAGCAGACTGCCCAGGTGACTGAGCGGTTGCAGGCTGCCGGCCACAAGGTCGCCATCGCCAGTAACTACGGCCTAGAGGGTCACGTCACTGAGTGGCGCGGCATGAAGCATTACCCACGCGGCTTTGATCTTTACAGCAACGATGTGGTGCCGGCGCACCTCATGGCGTGGGCTGCGGAGAATCCTGGCCTAGAACCGCTGCTGGTGACCTTGTTTGACACTTGGGTGTTCAAGGGTCAGCAATGGGATCTAGTGCCTCAGATTGCGTCCTGGGTTCCTATTGACCACACTCCAGCGCCGCCCGATGTCGTGGCCTGGTGCAAGCGCGAGAACGTCACGCCTATCGCCATGTCAAAGTTCGGCAAGGACATGCTCGAGCGCGAGGATGTGGAATCGGTTTACATCCCGCACGCCATTGACACCTCAGTGTTCAAGCCGACCGAGAAGTTCACCGCCGGCGACCGCAAGATGACGGGCCGCGAGTTCATGGAGATTGACAGCGACCGCTACGTCATCGGCATCAACTCAGCCAACAAGGGTGGCCGCCAGGGGCATAACCGCAAAGCCTTTGCTGAGATGTTCTTGGCGTTCGGTATGTGGTCACGCAAGCGCACCGACGCTGTGCTGTATGTCCATACCGAAAGCAAGGGGGCGATGGGTGGCATTAGCCTGCCCGACCTCGCAGCTGCGTGCGGCATACCTGACGAGCGCATTGTCTTTGTTGATCAGTACGCCTACCGCATGGGTATTCCTACTGAGGTGCTCGCTGCCATCTACAGCGGCATGGACGTGCTGCTGCAAACTTCCCTGGGCGAGGGTTTCGGTATCCCCGCCATCGAGGCGCAAGCCTGCGGTGTGCCGGTGATCTTGAACAACGCCACAGCGCAGACTGAGTTGTGCGGCGATGGCTGGCTGACCGATAACCAGCCTGTGTGGGATGACGCGCAAAAGTCTTGGTGGCACACCCCTGCCATCCCTTCCATCATCGAGGCGCTTGAGGCTGCCTACCAGCGCGGCCCAGGCACCAGCACTCAAGCCGTAAAGTTTGCCAAGGACTATGACGCCGACAAGGTGTTTCGTGACTATTGGGTGCCGGCGCTGGAGATCCTGGCGTGATCGCCTGGCTGACGCACCACCTACCGCGCACCTCGGATGCGACTTGGCACCTGCCAGGTCAGCACGTTGGCGGTGCTGAAATGACCGACGCCGCCATGGTTGAGCGGTCGCCTGAACCTGTGACCTGGTTTAGTCCCGATGACTGGCAGCAGGCGCTTGACGCTGACCGCATCATCGTGACGGGCACCGACCTGCTGACCGATGAGGCCATGCACGCGCTGGCTGCACGCAAGCCGTTGGTGTGGGTGCACCACCAGCAGCAGCCATCTAGGGCGCGCCAAGCCTTTTTTGCTGCTGCCGAACCGTTTGTTTGCATGTCTCAGGCCCACGCCGATGTTGAGGCTGCCTGGTGCGGCACAGCGGCGCAGGTGTGCCATGGCTGGATCGACGTTGCCGACCTGGTGGATCAAACCGACGACAACCGCAACGGCCAGGCTTTGTGGGCGGCGCGTAACCATCCGCAAAAGGGCAGGATCGCAGCCCGCATTTGGGCACGCGAGCGCGGCCTGCAACTGACCGAGATGCACGACAAGCCGCGCAGCGAGGTGCTGGACGCCATGCTGACGCACACCTGGTTCGTGTTCCTACCCAAGGGCTTTGACGCCTGCCCGCGCACACTAATTGAGGCCGAGGCTGCTGGCTGCCATATCGCCACCAACGAGAACGCTGGACGGCGCGAGCCAGGCGACCTGCTAACAGTTATGGCCAACCAGGCTGAGCGGTTTTGGGGCTGGCTGTGACCATCGGCATTTGCACGGTGGCGTATGGCACGACCTATCACGACTTCCTGCCGCGCTGGGCGCAAGCCGTAGCGGCATTACAGCACCAACCGAATTTCATCACCATTGCCCACGACGGCGTGCCTGATGACATTCGTGACCAAGTGCGTGACCTGCTTGACGTGTTGTGGGTTGAGGATCGAACAATTGAACACGAGTTACAGCCTCAGGTTCACGTCAATGCAGCCATCGCCTTGACGCACGCTAACTGGATCGTCAAGCTAGACGCCGACGACCTGATCCTGCCGCACGCGTTGAACAGCGTTACCGATTGCACCGCCGATGTCCTGAACTTCGGTTACCGAGTGGGCGAGGCCGACCACATATCGCAGCGCGTCACCGCCGAGCAGGTATTGCGCAAGACCAACAACGCACTCAGTTCGGCGTCACCGTTTCGGCGCTGGCTGTGGGAGCGCAACAAGTTCCGCGACTTGCTGTTTGATGATTGGGCCTTCTGGATTGAGGCAGCCCGAGCAGGCGCCACATTTGATGCCACAGGCTGCGTGGACTACATCTACAGCGTCCACGACCAGCAACTGACTCGCCGACATGACCAGCGTGCTGCCCGTGCGCTGATTGACCAGTTGTGAGGCTGTGAGATGACTGCGCTGATTTTGGCTGCCACATCAGATCAGCGCTGGCGCAACCACCTGGGCGTCCCTAAGCACTTGGTGCCGATCAAGGGCGAGCCGCTGATTCACCGAACGCAGCGAGAGTTGTTGGAGCGCGGCGAGCGCGACGTGATCGTGATGACGCAACCGCAATGGGCTGACGCCTACGTGATTGACGGTGCTACCTGGCAGGAACCCAAGCCAAGCCCGCGAGATTTTGTGCAGGAGTGGGACGGCTCGCGACACCTGTGGAACAACGCCGGTAAGACACTGATTGTTTATGGCGATTGTTACATGACCGACGGGCTTCTGGATGCGATGACGCAGGACAGTGGCGAACCGTGGAAGGCCTGGGCGCGCTGGAACCCGAGCGCGCAGACGGGCAAGGAATACGGCGAGATGTTTGGGTGGACGTTTACGCCCGACGCGCATGACCTGCTTGACCAAGCACGGGCCGACGCTATCTCTGCCTATTTGCAAGGGCGCTGGCATCGAGTCCTGGGCTGGGAGGTGTACCGCTTAGCGGTCGGATTTCAAGTCAGCCAGCATGAGCGTGAGGACGTGCACGGCATTGACTGGGCTGACGCCTCAGATGACTTTGACAGGCCACGCGATTGGGACAAGTGGCTGGAACGCAACAGGCACTTGGCCGAATAGGAGACACCATGACGCTGTACGCCAGCACTGCCGACATAAAGGCCGCCCTGCGCGTCACCGATAGCGTGGACGATTTGCTGATCTCCATGGCGGGGTCGGCTGCCTCGTCGCTCATTGACGGCTACTGCGGGCGCACTTTCGGCACGGTGTCCGAGGTTCGCTACTTCGCGCCAGACAACGGTTACCTGCTGCAGATCGACGACCTCGCCGGCACGGCCCTGACGTTGGAAACCAGCACCGTGTCCGATCAGGTGTTTGACGTGACGTGGACACCGACCGAGTACCAACTTGAGCCACTCAACTCCTACGCCGACGGCCTGGATTGGCCTTACACGCGCATCCGCGCCATCGACACGCGCCTGTTCCCTTACGCCTTCAACGAGGCCACCGCCCGCATCACCGCTACCTGGGGGTGGCCTGCCGTACCGGCGACCATCACCCAGGCCGCTGTCATCCAGGCGATGCGCATATTCAAGCGCCTTGATTCACCGCTGGGCGTTGCCGGTTTCGGCGACCTTGGCGCGATCCGCGTGGGTCGAGGACTTGACCCTGACGTGGCGCAGCTGGTGCAGCCCTACGTCAAGCATGTGGGTGTTGCCTGATGGCAACGCTGTCAGCGATGCGCACTGGCATCGCCACGAACCTGGCGACCATCTCAGGACTGCGCACCGCCGCCACGATGCCCGACCAACCCAACCCACCCATCGCTGTTGTCATGCCGCAGAGCGTGTCCTATGACACCGCCTTCGGTCGCGGCCTGGACACCTACGAGTTCGTGGTGCTGGTCGTGGTGGGCCGCGTTGATGAACGCACCGCACAAAACTTGCTGGACGGCTACTGCAACCCAACGGGTGCCACCAGCATCAAAACCGCCATTGAGTCCGACCGGACTTTGGGCGGTGAAGTACAAGACCTGCGTGTAACCGACATGCGCAACTACTCCAGCATCCCCGTGGGTGAGGTCACCTACTTGGCTGCTGAGTTTGTTGTGACTGTCTACGCCCAATAAGAAAGGAACATAGCCCCATGGCCAAGTTCGTCGCGAACGACTACAACATCACTATCAACGGTGATGATTTCAGCACCTCCCTTGCGTCGGTTGATCTCAGCATTGAGTCAGACGACGTAGAAACCACAGCCTTTGGTGGCGAGTGGCGTACCCGTGTCGGTGGTCTCAAGAGCGCCAGCCTCACCCTTGAGTTCCACCAAGACTTTGGTGCCTCGAGCGTGGACGCCACGCTGTACCCGCTGCTCAACACCATTGCCA